ATTGCCATAAATACTTGAACAACATGTAATCATGGAGATCATATAAATGGCCACATTAAATTCCCCAGGCGTAAGCGTAACAGTAATCGACGAATCGTTCTATCTTCCAGCCGCGCCCGGAACTGTACCTTTGCTAATTGTTGCTAGTCAAGCAAACAAAATGAATTCAGCAGGAACCGGAATCGCTCCGGGAACATTGCCAGCTAATGCCGGTACTGTATACTTGCTAACAAGCCAGCAAGACTTAGGAAATACTTTTGGTATTCCTTATTTCCAAACTGACGCTGAAAATAATCCTATTAACGCCAGCGAAGTTAATGAATATGGATTGCAAGCCGCTTATAGCTTTTTAGGTGTAAGTAACCGTGCATACGTTGTACGTGCCAACGTTGATACAAGTCAACTTATCGGCAATGCAAATATTCCAACAAGCCCTCCAGCCGATCAAACAGCATGGTTTGATATCGCCGATACTAATTTTGGTATTTTCCAGTGGAATTCATCTACTGGTACCAGTGGACAAACATTTACAAATCAAGGATCCATTAATAATCTAATGTATCTAACAAACACAGCGTTAATGACAAACGATGGTAATTATACACCGTTATCTAGTTTTGGTTCATTAGGTGACTACGTATTAACAGGCAATTCTGCTAATACAACAACGATAATTAAATTATGGTTTAAAAAATATCAAACTAGTACTCCAGCTGGTACATGGGTAGAAGTTGGTAGTTCAGCGTGGCAAGCAAGTTGGCCAACAATTACAGCTACAAGTGCTACAAGTTCATGGACATCTGGTTCAGTATCACTAACTATTAATGGATCAAGTGCGATTGGTGCTTCATCTACTAGCCCTACTACATTAGCAACAGCAATTAATGGTGCTGCCATTACCGGAGTAACAGCCGCAGTTATTAATGGCTATCTACAGATTTACTCAAATGGTACTACATCAGGTAGTTCAGGCGGAAATGCTGGCGGTATCACAATAAGCAATAGTAGCGGTACAGGGTTAACTATATTAGGTATCACAGCTGGTAATTATTTGCCACCAGCATTGCAGATGAGCCCACACTATAGTGTTCCACAATTTGGCACTTACCAACAAACAAACTTTGTTAATGGTTATCCAACAGGCAGTGTTTGGGTTAAAACTACATCAGTTAATCAAGGTGCAAATTATTTTGTTAAAAAATACAATGCCGCAACAAGTTCATGGGTTGTGCAAGCTGTACAATTATTTCCAAACGGACAATCAGCATTGGCAACATTAGATCCTACTGGTGGCGGAATCAACTTACCTATCGGAACTACTTATGTAAAATATAACGATAGCGAAGCAGGTTCAACTTCTGGATTAACTGTTTCAGGCGGTTATTTTAGAACTAAATTATATACTAGAGCTGGTGTTGGAGCAACTACTATTACTTCAAACGTAATCAGTAACGCAACATTTGATGGAAGCCCATTGACTGCTAGTGCATATGGTATTATTTCAAATGGTTCTGGAACTACATCCGGTAACGTGTTCACTCCAACAGGAACTATTACTGGTACATATACAGCTGGTATGGTATTAAGCGGAACTGGAGTTACTACTGGTACATCAATTTCTTCAGTTAATACTGCAACAGCAATCACAGCTACATTCTTAAATAATACATTGTCGGGCGTATCAATTACTGGTACAGCTGGTCAATTCTCTTGCACAACAACTGGATTATATACTGGTATGCAAGTGACTATTTCAGGGACATTAGGCGGAACAGGTAGCATTACTGGTTATGCTAATCCAACAACTTATGTTATTAGTGCCACGAATGGTACAACAACATTCACATTAACTACACTATCAGGATCAGCCATTGTAACAACAACAGGTACTCCAACAGGATTAACTTATACATTAACTAATGTGCTAAACGTTACAGCGGTAACTGGTACTATTAGCCGAGGCATGTTACTAAGCGGAACTAGTGTAACAACAGGTAGTTATATTCAAGCGTTTGGTTCAGGAGCTGGCGGCACTGGTACATATTTGTTAAATCAAACAACAACAGGAACAGTAACTACAGCTACAAGTTATACAGTAAGCACAAGTCAGCTAGTAAACACTGCATCAAATACTATCACTGGTACAGCTACTAGCGAAACTTATAGTTTTACAATTCAAGAAAGTTCTATTGGAAGCACAAGTTTAACAAATGCTGTACCAGTTACATTTAATGCAACTGGCAATGCTTTAAACGATGCTAATGCATTATTGACAGCATTACAAGCTGCCGTGAATGATGCCAACATGGTATTTTCATTAAGTGGAACACTAACTGCTCCAACTATTACTATTAGTCATCTTGCAGGCGGTGATATTAAATTCGTAGATGGTACTAACACACCATTAGCAACTATATTCAGTGTTGGAACTACTGAGAATTTCTATACTCATCCAAATGGCGTTGCTAACAATTATCTTTCATCATTGTGGAGCGGATCAACATTTGCATTAGCAAGTATTACAAGTCCTACAACTGCACCTGCTAACGGAACATTGTGGTATAACAATAGTTTAGAAAACTTTGATATCATGATTAATGATGGATCAAAATGGAAAGGATATCTAAACTATACACAAAATGCTGTAGGTGGAACAACAACAGATCCACTAGGTCCTATTGTATCAGCATCTAAACCTACTCTAAATAATAGTGGGTCAGCATTAGCTAACGGTGATATTTGGATTAATACAAGTGATCTAGAAGATTTTCCAAATATCAATGTTTATAACTACCAAACAAAAACTTGGTCACGTGTTGATAATACTGACCACACAAGCCAAAATGGTATTGTGTTTGCCGATGCACGTTGGAGTGATCAATCACAGTTTGTCACTGCACATACAGGTTTAGGAGCACCCGACACTATTGCAAGTTTATTAACAAGCGATTTTGTTGATTTCGATTGTCCAAGCCCAGCATTGTATCCAAAAGGAACATTATTGTTTAATACACGTCGTAGTGACTTTAATGTTAAATCTTATGAAGTTGGTTATGTTAACACACAGGACTACAATACAATATACAATGCTAACAGTCCATCATTGATGACAGACTACTATCCAGATCGCTGGGTAACTAAATCAGCCAATAATACTAATGGTGTTGCACAATTAGGTCGTTTCTCACAACGTGCAGTAGTATTACAAGCATTAGAAGAAACAATCCAAAGCAATACAAATATTCGTCAACCAGATACAGTTATTTTTAACTTATTAAGTTGCCCAGGATATATTGAGACAGCTAGTTCATTAGTTGGATTAAACACTGACAACGGACAAACTGCTTTCATTATCCATGATACTCCAGCTCGTTTAACACCAGATGCAACTACATTAAGCAATTGGGGGAATAATACCGCAGGAGCAACAGTGGATAGTCAGACTGGTTTAATCTTTACAGATCCTTATTCAGCTGTTTATTATCCATGGGGTTACACAACAGATTTATTAGGTAATAACATTGTTGTTCCCCCAAGTCATATCATGTTGCGTACAATCGCACTAAGTGATAATGTTTCTTATCCATGGTTTGCACCAGCTGGTGTACGTCGTGGCGGTGTAACTAACGCAAGCAGTGTTGGTTATGTTGATGGACAAACAGGCGAGTTTATGACTGTAGCATTGAACAGTGGACAACGTGATACACTAGCATCAATCCATGTAAACCCAATTACATATATTGCTGGCACAGGATTAGTTGTTTATGGACAATATACACGTCAATTAGTTGCAAGTTCATTGGATCGTATTAATGTTGCACGTTTAGTTTGCTACTTACGTTATCAATTGAATAAGTTGGCTAAACCATATATCTTTGAACCAAACGATACTATAACACGTACTCAGATTAAGAATGAAGTTACTAAGTTAATGGTAGAACTTACAGCAGAACGTGCGTTGTATGACTACTTAGTAGTATGTGATTCAAGCAACAACACACCAGCTAGAATCGATGCAAGCGAACTTTACGTTGACATAGCTATTGAACCAGTTAAAGCCGTGGAGTTCATTTATATTCCACTACGCTTAGAAAATACTGGTGCTATCGCTG